TTTGACATTATGCTACTTTAACTTTCACGCTGACTTCCTCGGCAATCTGGCCTTCGTCGTTGACAATCGCGCCTTCCCAGCAGTCTGCCCCGCCATAGACGGTTACCGTCACCACCCGAAGCTCGCCGTACATGTTAGCCGCGAGGGCCATGCACTCGACCTCGAAATCTTCGGGAGAGGATGCCGATGCGTTGTATTGCTCCAGCACGTAGGCTTCGCATTCCTCGTAGTTGGAGTTCTTTCTTGCCACCACAACCATTCCCTCGAGGTTGTCGCCGTTGGCCACTTTTCTTTTTTCACTTAATTTGTAGATTTCCATAACTGACTGTCTTTTAATTGTTTGACTTATTTTTACGATGTAAAGATACAAAATAATTTTGATATGACCAAATTTTTCAATAAAAAAATTTGATTTTAATACATTGATATTAAGTCAGTTGTGATTTTTCGTGAAATTATTTTGCTCCAACAGCCTTTTTTCGCCCGATTTTTGGCAGATTTTGGCGCAGGTGGAGCAAAAACCGGTCAGGGGATTCTCCCGTCAGATGCCAGTCTCGCCCCTGAACCATTCAAGGATGAGCTGTGCGCTGCCAGCCCTTGCCGTCACCTTGTCTTTGTCCGTCAAGCCGAAAATCCGCTCCCCGTACTTCTCCTCCAGCTTCTTGGTCTTGCTGTCCTCGGAGGTGAACAGCACGTTGTCGCCCTCCCTCTCCATGGTGAAGGCTCCGTAGAACTTGCCCGTGTCGAACAGCGTGACCCTGTCCGTGGGCTGTCCCTTCTTCTTCTTGATCATCACGGTGAACGGCGTGTATTCCGGCACAATCTCCGAGCCGTCGGCATTGGTGCCGTGGAAAAGCCTCTCCCTCTCCAGTTCCAGCACGTCCTCCCTGTACTCCTTGTTTTCGAGAACGTAGTCCTCGGCCTCGTCAAGCCTTCCGAGAGCGGCGTTCACCCGCTCGTACATGGCGCTTATTGTCATGATTCCCTCCTTTCAGATACACGTAGGGCGCGGAACATCTTATCCCGCGCCCGTCAGTGCAAACAATGAAACAAACTATTACCCTTCCACTTACGCGGCGGTGTAACCTTTGACGCATTCCTTGCCTGCCACGCCCTTGCCGTACAGCACGGACGGGTCGGCGAGTTTCAGGGTCTTGCCAGAGGCGACCGTGCTCGAAGCCACCTTGAAGCAGCCCAGTGTGGCATCCCACGTCGGGGCGGTGCCGATGGCGGCAAAGCCGTTGGTGTCGCCGACAAGCCAGCAGGAGACCTCGCCTCCGATGGCCGTCATTTCGGCAGAGACATCGTCGTTGCCGCAGCCGCTGGCGAGAACCTTGATGAGCAGGTTGGAGCTCTCGGTGGTCACCGCAAGCTCGACATCCAGGAGGCCTTCGATTTCCTCGGCCGGCACATCACCCTCCACGAACCACTTGTTTTCCATCTCGGAAGCAAGGATAAGCGAGTAGTTGATGGACGGTTCTGCGATGTTGTCGGGGGTGGTGATTCCGGAGCCCTTGACATACATGCGGCCCGTGAAACCTTTGATTCCGTTGGCGGTCTTCACACCCCACACGCGGTTGTTCTGGTCGATGAACAGGAACGAGCGCGTGATGTTGTCGTTGAAGCCGCTGATGAGGCGGTTCTGCAGGCAGATGTCCGGATCGAACTTCTGGGTCAGGGCAACGAGGCCGGCTGTGATTTGCGTGGTCACGCCGATGCCGTTGGTGAAGCTCGTACCCTCGCCCGTGTTGTCCTCGATACCCGTGATGTCGGGCATCGGGTAGAAGCGCTGGGCGGGGTCGGCCTTGTGGATGCCCTGCTGCAGCCATGCGTCGATGTCCGCGCCCGTGAACTCCGTTCCAAGGGGCAGGACGATGACTTTCTTCAAGAGCATCCAGTCAATCTGGCATCTGCTCTTTGCGGTATTGCTGAATTTTGCTTTACATCCCATATTGTTGTCAGTTTTTGATGATTACTGCTTTCCCTCTCTTTTCCAGAGCCAGCGCGAGGGCTTTCGGCACCCTTGCCTGTCCGGGGTAGTTCACGCTCTTCTTCGTGTACTCCACCAATACAAGGCCGTCGTCCTTCGCCTCCGCCTTTCGGGTGGTCGAGGGGTTGACCACTTTCTTGGTAATCTTGCTGGTATCTTCCATAGCGTTACTTGATGAACCCGAGCGCACGCAGCGTCCTCTCCTGCCTGTCCGTCATCTTCGCCTTCTTGCCACCCTTCTTGGTGGAGGACTTCGGCTTGGATTCCGTTCCTTTTGGTTTGGACGCGGTCTTGCGCTTCGAGGTGGTTTTGGTTTCCTGTTCCATATCAGCAGGTTTTTACCGGCACCTTCATTTTCAAATCCCTGATGATTACTGCGTCGCACAGCTGGTTCAGCGATGCGTTTTTTCCGCCCTGCGACATGCAGGGGAGGTCGGTGTGCTTTATCGTCAGTTCGTAGCCGAAATGCAGCCTTTTAAGCTGCTTCTCGAACTCCTCCAGTATGGGGTGGAGCACCGCCCTGAAGCTGTCATTCAGCTTCTGCACCTCGGAGGTGTTGTCCTTGGTGCGGATTACGATGGCGATTTTCGGAACCCTGAACTCCAGTATGCCGCCGGACGTGCTCTCCGTCACCCCTTCGGTGAACATCGCCACCATCGGAAACGGGTTGGTCTTCGTGCTTCTGGCAAGCGTCAGCGAGGTCTCGTTCTCGATTGTCGCCGAGTGTCCGCTGTTGAAGCGGATGAAGGCATCTTTCTTCGAGAACTTGCCGCGCAGGGCTTCGTCAGTGCGCTCGGTGGCCAGATTCAGTATGTCCCTTGCCGTTGTCATATCCCCATGCTGTTTATGCGGCGAAACACCTCGGTGTCGGGGTGTCCCTTGCGGTACATCTCATGGTAGAGGTCGGTGTTATTGGCGACCATCTGGTTCCACAGCAGGGTCTGAGTGTCTGCCGTCGGCGTGCGCTGGCCGTTCTCGCTTCCCAACGCGACACCTCCGATGGGGGTGACGTTCTGCGAGCGCAGCCACCAGTAGGAGACATAGTGGGAGAGAGAGAAGCGCAGCCTTTTCAGGATTGCGTTCTTTCTGTCGTCCTGCTGTTCCTGCTGACCTGCATACTCCACCAATGCGGAATACTCCGTCTGCGGCATGCCGAAATCCCTGATGAACTGCGGCTCGTACTTGGCGATGTAATCCAGCACATCGTCGCGTATAGCCTCGTTGGAAGGGCTTGCAAGGTCGTTCTCTGCGAACAGCCCTGCAATGATGGCCTCACACTTGAAATCCTCTGTCCTCAACAACATGATTCTGTACTTTCGACTTTTGAATGAAGTAAGGGGCGGACGTTGCCACCCGCCCCTTGCCGATGGTTAACGGTTACTGTTTCGCCTCCATGAGGAGAGCGTCTTGGTCGTCGTTCAACGGGGAGGTGATGGCCACCTTCGTGGGAGCGCCTTCCTTGTTGATGATGGAGACCACGGTGTCGAGGTCGCCGAACATGAAGGCCTCGGGGCAGGTGAGAAGCAGGATGACCTCTTCGCCGATCAACACGCAAACCTCGTTTTCGAGCTTGGTGTTGACATCCTCCGCGAACTCAACGTTGGCGCGCTCGGTGTCGTAGAACTCGATGGCGTTCAGGAAGTCGCCGACCAAAACCTTGCCTTTGGGCATGGCATCGACGGTGACAATCGGGTAGATGCCGTCGAAGTATTCAATGCCGTTGCGGACAATGACGTACTCGGTGCCCATAGGTCTGCCGGTCTTGTCTTTGATGGACTTCAACGCGGTGAGCGTCGGGGTGCTCATCACCACCATGTTCGGGACGTAGATGTCGAACACCATGTAGCCGAGCATGCAGCGGAGAGCGTCGCCCCAGTTCGCGTCAACAACGAGTTCACCCCAACTGTCGGTGATGGTGAACTTGGCGTTTGCCAACACGGATTCGGCTGTCTCGGCGGTGTAGGTGCAGTCCACAACAAAGCTGTGGTCGTTGACAACCTTGATTTCGAAGCCTGCGGCGGCGTTGAGAGCCGTGCAGGTCTGGAAACCGCTGAACACAACCTTCATGCCGGTCTTCATCTTTGCGTAGGGTCCGTTGAGGGTCACAAGCACCGCATCGCCGCTGTTGTAGCTGGCGATGGATTTGACCTTGCCTGCGGACGTTTCCTTATAAACCTCGCCGGTCAGGGCGGTGTCCTTGACGGCGGTCTTGACGATGCCGTCGAAGTTGTTGTCCGTTCCGTCGCCGTAGAGGATTTGGAAGTCCTCGGAGTTGGCCAGACCGCTGGGCATGAGCAGCATGATGCGGTTGACAATCAGGTTCACCTTGCGGAGCATGCGTCTGGACACGAACATGTGCCAGCCGATGCGCTTGGTGTCGGAGCTGATCTCGCGCACCTTGAAGGAACCTTCGGGGAGTTTGCCGTTCTCGCTGACGGCGAGTGCGGCGCGGTCGATGTCGTAAATCTGGCGGGCGTACACGGTGGTGGCTTCCTCCTCGGTGATGTCGATCACGCGCATGAAGTCACGCATGTGGGGACGGGTGAGCGGAACCTCGCTGACGAAAGCGTCTGAGATGTGGGCGGGAACGGAGCTGCCGCTGTAGTTGCCGCTCATGGAGACAACACCTTTCTTGCGCAGGGATTTCAGGCTGATGCTGAACTTGCCCGTGCGCTTGCTGGTCTTGTTTTCCAGATTCTTGTAGCGGTCGCTCTCCATGAGCTCCTTGAGGTTGTCCTTGGTGATGTTGTCAACATTGCCGTCGGGAGCGAGTTTGGACTTGGCAGCCGCCAGTTCCTCGGTGACCTTGTTAAGGTCTTTGCGGAGCGTCTCGGTGATTTCGGACGCTTCCTTCAGTTTGCTCTCCAACGTCTCGGATGCCTCTTTCTGCGCCTTGCCGATTAGTTCGTTGATTTGCTTTACCCTTTCCTCTAGCGTCTCAGGGGAAACCATGCCCTTGCACGCGGACTGGACGGTTTCGAGCATCATCTTCTGGATGGTGCCGAGGGTCGTCTTCTCCTCGTCGGTCAGTTCCTCGCTCTTCTTGGCGAACTGGGTCATGTCAATGCCGGCCACGGCAGGAAGAACGGCCATCGTCGCCACGGGGGCGAAGTTGCCGGTCTCAACGGCTCCTGCGACACAAGCGGTGAGGCAGAGGCACATAATCAGGAGACCGAAGCACATCATGCGCATCTGGAATCTGCGTTTGCAGCCCAGCATGCCGCCGGTCTTGGTCTCTCTCAAAAACTTTTGAACCTTTTTCATCTTGGTTTTTGTTTTGGTGAATAAAATGTTTATTTGCTGAGCATGTTGCCTATCGCCGCAAATGTCACGCCCTTGGGAGTGACATGCGAAGTGTCATCTGACGGCTTCACAACAGGCTGAACATGGCTTTTCTCTTCTATGGTGATAATCTCGTTGCGGTAGTGGAGTTTGCCGCAATACGGGCATCTGACGTATGACAGTTCGCTGATGAGCGACTTGTCTTGACGGTTGTTCAACAATTCGATAACTTCCGCCTGGATGTCTGGGTACTGGTCCCATGCCTGCTCTCTCGCTGCATCGTAGAACATCCATCTGAGCGTGTCGTTGTAGATGCGCAGAACCTCCTTGTCAACGGAGATTTCGGGCTGCGCGAAATAGTCGAACGTCTTTCCGCACTCGCATTCGATAAGTCCGGCCTGACCGTTCGTGGCCTTCTCGATGAGCTTTCTCAACTCGTCGGCGGCAATGAGTACATGGTCGGAGAATTTCATGTCGAGAGCCTGCTTCACGAAGTCAAGGCTCTTCTTCGGGAAGTGCAGAAGGTCCTCGCGCTTGATGCCGAGCAGCGGCGTGTTCTGGTTCGCGCCCCAGGTGGTGAGCGTGGAATACTCCCACAGCTTCCATTGAAGGACTTTGTGCGCGTCCTGCGGGTCGCGCTGCATGGCCTCAACGCCGATGCTGTGCTCCAGCGTGCGCTTGTTTTTGTCATACAGGCGGTACAGCTCAAGCACGTCGTTGGCATCCTGCGTGTTGGCCATTTCAGAGACCATGACCAGATAGCCGTTCTCTTCCTTGCCTTCGATGGGGCATCCTATGAGCTTGCTGGTGTCATGGTTGAGAAAGTGCTTGATGCGCCAGAAATTCTCTTTCAGGGTCTTGTTGAAGCTCCCCTGAACGGAGATGTCGCCTTGTGAATCCATATTGCCGAAAGCGTTGACGGCAATGGTTACAACGCGGCCTTGCACCTCGTTCGATTTTGTCTTTAAACGTTTTGCGTACATTGCTAAATTCCTTTGATGGTGTTGATTTGCTGAATCTCCTGCCACGTCATTTCGAGCAGGGTCTTGTTGTATATTTCGCCTTCGAGGCGTTCGCGGCCTATAGCCGCCCTCCAATCGTTCAATGTGATGATGCCTGCCTTGAACTCCTTTTCGCATCTGTTGCTGGTGCTGGCCTTGGCGTTCTCTTTCCTCTGCGCGTTGTCCTGCAGGATGGCGATGTCGTCCCACAGAGCGTCGATGTAGTAGCCGGCATCGTAGAGGCCGAGGAATCGGTTGAAGCCGTCGAGCCACGACTTGACCTCCGGCATTACCACGGAGTTGTACACGTTGAGCTCGGCGGTGTTCAGGTTGCTGAATGTCGGGTTGTCCTTCCTCGGTATGAGGTTGCTGTCAACGCCATATGCCCCTGCGATTGCCGCAGCATCCAGAAGACACTCCTCGAACGGCTGCAAGGCGGCGATGCTCATACCGATTGGAACGAAGCTTACCGGCACCTGGCTGATTGCCACGGGCATCTTGTCGCCCACCACGCCGTATGTGCTTTGGAAGTCCTGCAGTATCGCGTCCTTTTCCCCAGATGTCATGGACATCGTGCCGTCAGCGTCCTTCTTCTGGTTGACAATGAGGCCGAGAGCACCTCTCTTCACATAGATAGCGTTCCTCGCCTCGTACACGGCAATGATGTTGCTCACGGGGTATTTCTGCGCGTCGAGCCTGCTTCTGCCCATCAGCTGCCCGTTTCGGGTGGAGGTGAACGTCGGCATGTCCTTGGTGTGGTACATCAGATCGGCGGGGATAATCCTTATCATTCCGCCGTCCGAGTATCTGTACCGCACGCCTTCGAGGTTGCCGACCACCGTCTTGTTGTTCTGCTCCAGGGACACAGCCAGCGAAGGAAGCACGTAGAACGTGTTGCAGGTCTCCCACAGCCGCCCTTCGTTCTTGTCGGTGTAGGCGTAGATGTACCCGTTGCCAAACAGCAGCTTGTTGATGATGGAGTTCATGACAAACTCCCTGAACGTCATGTACGGGTTGGGGCTTTGCAGCAGCCCCTTCTCCACGATTCCGGCAACATACCTGTCCCTCATCCCCCTCACGCTGTCAGCCCAGACGATGGTGTCGTCCGAGGACTTGCGCAGCACGAACTGGGCGTTTGCGGCCCTCTCGGCGATGTACTTTATCGGGAATTGGATTTCGGCTATGTTGTGGAACATAAACGCATAGTTGCGGTGGCACGTCGCAGGGTGAAAGCACTCCATGAACCTGTCCGCAGGCGATATCTCCACCCTTTGCTTCTGAGGCGGAGACGAAACGACGGGAACAGGGCTCACGTCCTGCTCCGCGCCTTTCTTTCTGATTTTCCGTATGTCAAGTCCAAACAATTCCATACGGCGGCAAAGATACTAAATTTAGAATACAAATACTATTTTTAGAATTTTTTTTTCTGAAAAAAATATCACACGACTGAAATCAGGCTGTTGCGCTTCATCCAGTGGCTGGCCGCTGCATCGCAGTCCACGCCGTCGTCCCGCTGGTTTTTGCCCATCTTCAGGTACGAGTGCTTCTCCTTCATGCACTTGGCGTATTCCGCGTTCTGCATTTCCGGGTGTCTGTACCTGAACCTGTTCCTGATGGTCGGCGCCTCGTTGAAGATTCTGACCTCCTTGTTGGCATGGACGTTGAACCTGCGTATCTCCGTGTCGGGAATGACCTCCGCGGCCCATTCCTTGATGTCCTTGGCCACAAGCCTCCACGCGCTCACGCTCTCGATGTTCACATACGATGGCCTCCACCGCAGTATCTGCTCCTTCTGCCTCGGTAGCGTTATCTCCAGTTTGTCCTCGGTGTATATCGTGTCCACGTTGTAAGCATAGCCGTCCTTGACCATGAACACCTTCGAGCAGTAGCAGTCCTTGCCCTCGTCTGCGGGATCGACCTGTATGAACGTCATCTCCGGCTCCGTTGGGATTTCCCTGAAATACACCGTCTCGCCTTCTGGGAACAGCAGGCCTTCGAGCGGCTTCGGTTCCTGCATGTACTGGGTGTCGAACACCCACGGGTTTATCTTCCTGAGGGAGTGCAGCTCCTCCAGCGTGTGTTTGAACGGCCACAGAGCCACCTCGTTGCCGTTCTCGTCGCGGCTGATGGCAGGTATCTTCAACACCTCCCATTCGCCAGGCTCCGCTTCCTGCAGGTAGCCGCACAGGTCGTGTTCGTGCAGCCGCTGCATGATGATGATGATAGGGGTCTTCCTGCTGTTCACACGGTTTCTGATAGTGGTCTCGAACCTTCTGTTCACCGATTCCCTCGCGTTGTCGGAAAGAGCGTCCTCCGGCTTGATGGGGTCATCAATGACTATCGCGCCCGAGAATCTGTCCTTGTTGTACTCCGCTGTGTATTCGTCCAGCAGCTCCTCCTCGCTCTCCGTGAGACCTGCGCCGAAGCCCGTAATCTGGCCGAGCGTGGAGGTAGCATACACGCCGCCGCCCTCCATTGTCTGCCACCACATCTGCGTGCTCTTGGGGCCAAAGCCGACATGAAACAGGTGGTCGTAATACTCGTTGGCCACGATGTTCTTAATCGCCAGCGAGTTATCTGCGGCCAGCGACGCGGAGTAGGAGAGGTGCAGGAACCTCGACCTCGGGTTCACCGCAAGGCCTTTGGATATGAACATCTTCACCGCTATCTCCGTCTTGCTGTACCTCGGCGCGATGTTGATGATGAGCTTTCGCGTCTCTCCACGCAGAACCTTCTCCAGAGCGGTTATTATCTTTTCATGGTGGGGGCCGAAAACAAATTTGGTCTTATGTATCTGACTGAACATCTCAGACACATAAAACCTGTAAGACATAAGCATCAGACGCTTGTGTCCCTGAAACAGCGCCTCCTGCTCCTTATCCATTGTTGAGGCTTGCCAGCAGCTTCAGTTCATCGTCCGTCAGCTTGCGCAGCTCATACGACTTCACGTTGGCGTTCACCTCCGTGGTCTCCGTGTAGCCTCTCTTCTTGCCCTTGGTCTTCAGGTGGAAGATGATGGCCGTGAGGTTGCCGTCGTTAATCTGCTCCATCAGCTTCGACTCCGAGAAGTCGATGAGGCTCTCTTCGAGTTCGGTCATCTTCTCGTCAAGATTCTCGTCGTTGCTCCTCCATGCGATGAGCGTCTTGCGGTCAATGTTCAATGCCGTGCAGGTAGCGCTGATATTGCAGCCCTTTGCCTCGTACACGCTCAAAATCTTCTTGTTGGTTATCTTGTTTCTCTTCATTTTGTCCTCCTTTTCTTTTGTTGTCGGGAATTATGGGAATTATGGTGTGAGCCACCTTCGCCCTCTTATGGCCTTGTTGACGACCAGATGGCGGCGTTTACAGCGTCCTTGTATGACATGTTGAGTGACAGCAGAAGGCACTTGGCCCACAGCCCTATCGGGCTCAGTCCAGGTATCAGGTTCACGTCTATGAGCCAGCAGTCGCCGTTGCTGTCGATGCGGAAGTCTATTCTCGCGTGGTGTTTCAGTCCGAGCTTGGCGAACACGTCCTTGGCGACGGCCGTGAGGTTCTTGTCGTACAGCGCGGTGCAGAATCCGCTGAAGTCCTGCTTCACCTGCGAGGTCTGTATGCCTTGCGTCTCGGGGCAGTCTATGGACATGGCGCAGGCGTGGATGCCGCTCTGGCTTCTCCATATCGCCACCGTGCAGTCCGTGCCTTCGATGTAGTCCTCTATCACCGCGTCCGATCCTGTCTGCTTGAGCACTTCCATGTGGCGCTCCACAGCCTGCTCCGCAGACCTGCAGATGCTTTTCTCCGACACGCAGGAGCTGTCGCTTCCGTATCTCGGCTTGACGAAGAATTTGCCGCTGTCGGGTATGTTGTTGATAGTATGCTGCTCTGGCACTCGGATTCCGTTGGCTTGGAGCCACCTTGACATCCGGCACTTGTCGTTGGCCAGTTCGTACAATGCGTATTCCTCCGCCGTGCTTTTGAGTTTCCTCGACCTGATTTCGTCGATGAGGGACTTGCTTGCCGTGCGCAGGAGCACCACGTCGCTGATGTTGATGAAGTCGAGGGGGTCGCCATCCTTCACGGCGGCGAGCCTTATCCTTTCCTTGCCTATTGCTTCCTGATAATGCCTGAACACCGGGGTCGTGGCGGTGCTCGCCATCTCCTCCGTGCTTACTATGCTCCAAATCATGATTGTTCCTCCTCCTTTATCTGGTTCATTCTTTCGTTTGCGAGTTCCAGCAGCTTGGCGAACGTGATTGCCGGCGACTTTATCTTGAACTGACTCCCGATGTCCGCCTGCAGTTTGAGCAGCAGCTTCTCGTTGTCCTCCTGATGCGCCAGCAGAAGCGCGTCGCATTTCTTCGCCTGTTCCCTGATGTCGCCGTACAGCTCGTCAAGGTTCAGGAACGAGTTGGGGTACAGCACGATGGTGAACACGAAATTCTCCTTCATGGCGAATGCCGAAATCCCGTCCGTGCCAACCGGCTTTATCTCGTCGATGTTGATGTGCGCGAACTTCTTGTAGTCGATGCTCTGGATTTGCTCGAACAGCTTTTTCAGAATGTTCCTGTTGTCCTGCCCATGCAGGGAGTTGTGGCTGAGC